GCTGTGTGAGTTGCTTGGATTATTTTTAATTTTGGATTGTTCCCAATCATCCATGCCGGGAGTAAGTATGAGGCAAACTCCGACTTTGTATGTCTTGGCGGCATGTTAATGATTAGTCTTTTAATTTTCCCCTTTGCGAGGTCATTAAATTTTTTATTAATAATTTTGTGATGGGATCCCTCTATAAACTCAGGCCAAACGTACTTTACAAAACTTAGGAAATTTTTTGTAATATTTGGACGAGCCTCATCCAATGCTACACTTCTTTCAAGTTCTATCAGTTTAGCGCTTTCTTCTGAGGTCAAACCCTCATATTTTTTTTCTAAAATTTTTTCTTCCTGCATATCTTCAATATGTTTTTCAAAACTTATAGCATAACCGTCTAAATCTTCAACTTTAGTATGACTTAGGATCCCTTTTATTATTTAAAGGGGGTTGGGTCTTTGTTTTGCGATTACCATGTTTCATCGGCTTGGTACCTCTATCAATATAACTTGGGGGGGGGTACGGTTAGGGTGGGCCCACCCGGAATATTCAAGCAAAATTTTTCTTGACATACTATATGTGGTATATGCAAGAATGACATATGTCGTTTCTGCATACCCTGTGGGATATTATGGGTTATGAGATTAGCCTCACCTCATAACCCAAGTAGGTCAAACTAAAAGGGCATTTCCTCTTGGCTTGGATTCTTCACTTCATCAGTTAAAATCAATGGTTTATCAACCATTGAGTAATCAACTTCTTGTAAGTGATAAGAATAATTTTCCTTGTCCTCGTTCAATGTATCAAGTGCCAACATTAACCTAACTGCTGTTGTCAAGTCATACATTTTGGTATTGTGGATACTGTATCTTTCAGTTTTATATCCTATGTATTTTTCGATTATAAAAAACTTCTTGTTTTTATATTCTTCTTCTTGTTGAGTGTTCATATTATATTACTCCTATTATAGTTAAAATTATGTAGCCATAAAGTAATATGGCTACATTGATTAGTGCAACTTGCAAACTCATAGTTTAATACTCCAACTATCACTTGCCGTTCTGTATCCGTCTTGGTCAATGTCGAAATAAGTCATCAACATTCTTCCACCTTTGGATACCCAATATCTGCATTTATCTGTCCATAACGCATTTCTTGTTATTGTCTTTTTATCACTTGCTGAATAGTAAGTGATAACAAAGGGTTTATTATTTATCATTGTCTGTCCTACTTTCTATAACCTTTTTGGTTATGGGATAAATATACTATATCCCATAACCGATTTCAACAAATTAATTTGGGTTATTCAAATTAGTTTGAGAGTGTTGCATATATGCAACTCTTTCTGCAATCTTTTGTTCTCTAGTTTTTTCGGTGTTTTTCATTCCCTTTATTCTTTCAGCTAGATTTTTCGGATTGTAAATAACTAGCCCTGTTGAGTTAGTTCTAATTATTTCATGGTCAGTAATTTGGATACCAAGTTCATTTGCCAACTCGATTGCCTCATCTAGCCATTTATAACCTTTTAACCCTATCTTGATTTCTTTCATTTGTTTCAAGATACTTTCTACCCATTTAGTGTGTGCCATAACAAATTGAGATTTTTGTTGTTTCCAAGTTATTAAAAACTTGAATTCATCTTCACTACAAGCAATAGACCTATCTCGACAATAATCTCTACCAATTAAATCTAATTGATATTTTTCGTTCCATTCTTTGCCATACTTGGTTTCATTATCTCGACCACCAGATAAACCCAAATATTTTTCGTTGTTCTCAACAAACTTTCTTTTATGTGGGTTGTCATCTTTGTCGGCTTGTTTAATTAAGATGTCTGCGTCGCAATCTTCTTGTGCATTAATCTCATCTCTAAACAAAGCAAACCCATAAGTTTTATCTCTATTCTGTGAGTAATTGCTTTCTTCATCAATGTCGCCATTTAAACGAAAATCAAAATGTTTTTCAATAGTAGCTTTTTCCATTTTGGTTTCATTATCATTTCCTCTTACTTCTTTTTCGCCCTCATAATGAAAATGAAAGCAACTGTCTTTTGCAATCGTTGAAACATTTTCAAACTTATTTTGAAGATAGTATGCTTTCTGAACATCATCATCAGTATAATGTCGTCTGACAATTTTTTCAGCAACAGACCAAGCCATATCATTTATGTCAATCTGTTGTGCTTTTAGTCCGTCATACTTTCTTTTTTCTTGGGTATCTTCTTGGAATAGACCTTGTTGTATTCTATTGCCAATTTTGTTTCGGTACTCTTGGTTCAATCGTATTCTAGCCATTTGTCCTCTTTCTTTTTTATTGGTTAATATAAAAAAGTTTTAAACTATTTCTTGACATCTGTCAATAGGATATTATATTAAAAACTGTTAATTTAAAAAAACTTTAACCAAATAGAAAGTATTGGGTTGAGAGGTAGTTCCAGAGTGGAATACTCAACCCAAACAGAAAGAGGACAGAAAGATGAAAGAGTTAAAATATTGTCAATCTCACAAGTGTCATACTTACGACACAAAGGACAGGAAACGAGGACCGAAAGATAATCGGACAAATCAAACCAGAAGAAGAAGTAGTTTCTATTATGGAAATGGAAATTTTTGCTCAATGAATTGTTATAATGATTGGGCTGAAGATTTTATTAATAGAGCCATAGATAGTATTTCTGGTAGATTACACGAACCAAAAATACTAACTGAAGAAAATGGTTGGCGAAAAACAAGAAGATATAATTGGAGTGGTAATGTTAGTGGTGGTTATACTATGACTTATTTCTGGACCAACATGATTTCCAATAGAGAGATTGAAATTACTGCTTTTGAATTTGCAAATCAATCTCAACCTAATTTATAGTTTCATCTGTCCTTGATGAATAGTTAGGGTTGCAATTTGTGGGGGAGTAAAAACCCCTATATTACGAGTGTGGTAAAGAGTACTCCGAAAGTTATCTGAAAACGCGCCGATAACCTCTCGCAACACAATGCAACTCTAACTAGAATTTTTTTTCTTTTTTTAGGGTGGGCCCACCCAAATATCTACATGGTTTCAAGCGGGTGGGCCCGCCCAGATAATCGTTTGGTTTCAAGCGGGTGGGCCCGCCCAGTATCCGGAAGCCCGCAAGCTGTCAAGGAATTTATTTTTATTTTTATCTTGAACCTGGGATTATATAGGATATAACTTCAGGTGGACCAGTTATCGCGCCGCCGCCGCTATTGCACAGGTAACCTGGCCTTAGCTGGTCCATAACAATGAAAGCAGGAAACATGGACATTAAGGATATAAAAAAAGGTGATAAGATTTTACACAGTCACTTAGGAACACAGCCGCCAGTCTCTGGCATTGTGCTGGAGAGCCCGAAGCAGGGCCGGGGCGTGCGCAGCACGATCCTGGTTAATGTTAAGGGGTCCGAGGTTGGACTCTTCGACGAAGTTGGATCGATCTATACCAGGGAGATCCTGAAAGTATTCCGGGATGATAACTGGCAAAAGGTTATTCACTCAGGTGTGTTAAAATTAACTTAAGAGCGCAAGCGGGCCCAGGGTGGGCCCGCCCGTAAAGCAACAAGCAGCAAGCTCGTAAGCTCACAAGCTTGACAGTAAATAAATATGGGATATTATAAGATTATGAAAAAAAAGAAAAAACAAAAACTATACCAATATAAACCAACAGCAACGATTGAAGACTACCAGGAAGCAATTCAAATCCTGATGGTCGATTATGGCGATGTCTGGGAGAAGACTGGAACATTTAAAGAAGTTGACAAAAAACTTAAAAAGTTAGGAATATGAAAATAAAAGACGCTAAAAAAATAATTATATCGCTGTCACAGCCGGACAAAATGCCTGGTTATGCTTACGGGCTCCCGGCGTGGGAGTGTAAGACGGGCGGCAAGCTGGCGAAGGTCCCGGGCTCGGTGTGCTTTGGCTGTTATGCAATGAAAGGAAATTATACGAGATTTCCCGCTATACGGGAATCGCAATATAAAAGACTCAAGTCACTGAAGGACCCGCGCTGGGTGGAAGCGATGGCCGCTGTGATCAACTCACAAGCCGTAAGTAAATTAAAAGTCTTCCGCTGGCACGACGCCGGCGATGTTCAGGATCTAGATCATCTTAATAAAATTTTTGAAGTTTGCAGGTTAACGCCGGGCATGCAGCACTGGATGCCAACGCGTGAAGCCTGGATCAGGGACCACCTTGACCGGTGCCCCAAAAATTTAATTATAAGACTATCAATGACAATGATCGACCAGGCGGCAGCAGGTAGCTGGCCGCATACCTCAACGGTGACCACGAAGCCAGGCACGCGGACTTGTCCGGCCCCGGACCAGGGCGGTCAATGTGGTGACTGTAGACAATGCTGGTCTCATGATGTAACTAATATCAGTTACGGCAAACACTAATGCACGAATTTAAACATCCAAAATATTATGCAGAGCTCAGGAAGCAACGTAGGCTGCAAGCGTCCAAGCTTACAAGCTCTCAAGCTTCAGGCAACAAGCGCTCAAGCCCTGAACCAAGGGTTCAAGCTTCAAGCCCAAGTCCACAAGCTCCAAGATCCCAGAGCCAGGGTACAAGCGTACCTTCCCCTTGTCCGGGGAACAAGCAACCAAAATAAATGTATTTAATTTATGTTTCATGTGAAACGCTATTTGGTGGGGTGAAAAGCGTATTTTATTAACTG